TCATTCGCCTAAATGCGAACATTCCCATTAGCTAGATGCACCTTTTACAAGAGCATAGTTAATGACAATTGCTTGGCTCAAAGAACCGCCAGAAAGATTTCCAACAGTAACTTTAAAAGAACCAGCAGCAACAGTAGAAACAACGAGCCAATAAGCACCCGCAGTTCCACCTGATCCGTGGTTAACAACTACAACGTCAGTTGCAGCTACACGATCATTGTTGACTTGAAATGTAACTTCTGCGCCATCTGCTAAAGCAGCAGCGTTCATCGTTACCTGACCTGACTCTGTATTTAGAGTCACAGCCGTTGATTTGTTAGTTGCTTGAGTAACAGTTCCACCAGTTGTGTAACCAATAGCCTTACCAGCAACGGCTTCAAATTGTGATGCCATAATTAGTTACCTCTAATCCTGAGCAGAAACATTGGTCGCTCTCACGATTCCAATATTCTTAGTTTCGTAAACCTTCGACCAGTTGGCTACGGTTTCAAGCTGAGCACGAGTTGGGTTTGTTGTTGTAACAGCCCACTTAGTACCAACAGGATGATATGTGTAATGGAGATCAACAGCCATTGCATCAGATTTTGCAAGGATGTCTCTGTCTGTCTCAGTACTCAAACCTGCTTGCTCTCCAGAAGCGATTGCTCCAGCAGTAAAGAAGTAAGTTGAATACTCAGTAGAAGCACCTGAACCTGTTGTTGCTACGTCATCAGAAACGATAACTCTTAAGCCGCAATAAGTAGGAACAGCACCATTACTACCGTAGGCAGAAACGATTGAACCACCAGATGCGGTTGCACCAGCATTAGTGTCACCAGCTACAACATAGTCAACAAGCTTACGCTCAACTAAGTCGTAGTAAACCTTTGAGTGCATACAAACAGCAGAAAGCTGATCACCTGCATCTCCAAGGATTGATTTAGCCTTTGCAATATGCTTAGGACTTAAACCTGTTGGAGTATCACCACTTTCTGAGTCAATGCAGTTAGCAAACAAAGCAGAGTTGCTGTCATTTGCATTAATTGAACCAAAAACACCAGAAAGACATGAAAGTAAATCTTTTTGTCTTTGGTGAGCTATGTAAGCACCAACTTTTGCACCAATAGCAGCCATTGGATCAGAGCCAGCAGCTAAAGCCGCTAAGTCTCTTGCTTCCCAAGCACGACCTCTGTGAAGAATTACAGAAATCTGCTTATCAGCTTGAATCTTGCCAGGTGTTAAAGAAGTGCTATCACTTAATACTTCAAAATCTCCTGAAAGATTTGCTTTCCAAAATGGAACATTGACAAAATCACCACCTTCAGTCGCATTAAGCTCAGCCATTGGTTGAACCACACCGCTAGCCAAGAAGGCATCACGCTGAGTTGTTTGCTCAATCAAGTACGGCGTAAAGACCTCAGGAATGATTATGTCCGACCTTACGGTGGCCATAAAAATTACCAGAAATTAGTTTTACGATGTGGGTCACAAACCCTTACGGCTCAGCACAGCTTTGCCTTATGACAATATATTAGCGTGCAACTGAATTTTTCAAACGATCATATAAATCTTTGTCAGTTCTGTATAGCCTCATCTGCTCTGTAATATTGAAACTTTCAGCAGCAAATGGGTTTTTAGTTCCAGCAGGAATATCGCCTCCACTAGATCTACTAGCAGGAGCACCACCGCCTTTTGGCTTTGGTTGTTTCAAAATATAATCAGGAAGTTTACCTTTAGCCCAATCAGCCACAGGTGTTCTTTCATATCCATCAACAACGACAGGAACACCGTTATCAACTTCTATTTTGTCTTTTGGTAAGAAATTATTTAAGACAAGATTAGGGTCATGGACGATTTCAGCTAAAGCTTGAACAGCAGGTGAAACTAATTCCAATTCACGAACTTTAGCTTCAAGTTCTGCAATCTTCTT